GGACCCACGTAAGGTTAGCCACCTCATTAGGTGCACCCGAAGACACTGGACGTAGCTACGCTACTCTTGATGACCAATGAACTTAGAGTGTACCTAAGAGGCTTGCAATTATGGAGACTAACGCTCGATATTCATCATCGCTTATAGTCTCCATAATTGCAAGCCTCTTAGGTACACTCTAAGTTCATTGGTCATCAAGAGTAGCGTAGCTACGTCCAGTGTCTTCGGGTGCACCTAATGAGGTGGCTAACCTTACGTGGGTCCTAATGAGACCCTTTAAGAATATACCACAAAAATTCCTGTCAGTATCTCATAGAGTAAACTCCCAGAGTTCCCCCCGTAGGCCCTCTCAACGTTCCACCTTTGGTGGGGTCCCCTCTTAGTGTTGACCTAATGAGCACCTATTGTGTCACCTTATGGGCCTATCGTCAACCATTGAGTGACCTAATGTGACTGAGAGTGACCCTTATGACTACATCTAGTGGTGTGTGGGACCTAGTGACACTATATGTGGGCCTCAATGCGTCCCTATCTGTATAGGCTCCTTGAGTCTCTTAGCGTCCAACCTAATGTGACACCTAATGCCTCTCTATCCTAATGTGAATCGATAGACACCTAATGACCAGCACACCACGTTCCAATCGTTTAGCAGTCTCTGAGAGGAGGAGACATAGGGTTTCACTTCTTAGCGTGTTATCAGAGAGTCGCTATCTCTCAGGGCTTATTGGTGGTGCGATAAGGAGTATCCTATAAGTGGTGGTCATTGTCAATAGCCTAATTACAACTCACTAATGGGAATACGATAAGACATACTATAAGAGGGAAACATAAAGATTAAACTATTTGATAATAACCTATTGACTCTTTAAGTTGGCTATGGCTTAATAGCTTCCGTCAACAGCGATAGGGGAAACCGGATAGCTGATTGATACCGGGTCAAACGGTTAAGTAGACAGCCTGATAAGTCGTATGAACAACAGGTATTGACAAGCAGTAAGCAACACGGTAGGATGCAGTCTCTGAGGCACACAACGTAACACACAGCGTCTTCTAGTCAACTTGAGCTTGACACGGCGAAACAAACAGTGATACGATGTGACCTCAATAAGCAACACGATGTACCGCTCTTTAACAATATGGATTGCCGAAAGGTGTGCTACCACAAGGTAGGCTCTTTGTGAAATGTACTGATGAGCAGTGCATAGCCTAAAGAGGTGAACGTAATGATTCAGACTAACCAGCCAGCTAACCAGTTCTATGTGTACGCTACCGCTTATCGTGGCTATGAGTCACAGGCAGTGAACGAGAAGATGCTGAAAGGTATGATTGCTGAGATTCGCAAGTTTCCGGGTCTCTATGGTGTCATTGAGGATGAGTTCGTAGCGGGTTCTTTCCGTGAAGCAGGCAGTGACGTAGCGACCACTGAGCGCACCTTGCGTATTCGTTGCCGCAATGAGATTGAAGCGGACAACGTAGCGTTCTTAGCGTGCGACCGTTACATGCAGGACGCTGTACTTGAAGTGCGCTCACAGTTGCACACAGCGACCCTCGTTAGTTATAAGCGTGAAGGTGTGCACGGTGAGATTACTCGCAGCCGCACTGAGATTGGTACACTGATGCCTGTACGTGAAGCAACTGGCGAGTGCTGGTCTGTCGATAAGTTCGGTCAGGTCTGGGAAGTTCGCTAACCCGTGCTTAACGCATTCTTACTGGCGGCTGTAGTGGTCGCCTATCTCTACCCAATGGAGCACTAAACGTGGTCATATTGATAGCTCTGGTCTACGCATTCATCTTTGCGTACATCGCAAGGGACTTCCGCAAGGGCGTTAAGGTACACAAAGCAACGCTGGCTTACTGGCAGTGGGGCTTCTTCCCACGGTTCACAGTGCGTGAACGTAATGGACGCTTCAAGCGCAACAAGGTATCATTCTGGCACGTAGCAACTTACTAGATTAAAGGGAATCACTGAGCAATGAACAACAACAACTTAAAGCAACGCATCGCAGCCGCAAGCAAACTGGTAGACCGTGGCGTGACCATGAAGGAAGCAGCGGAGGTTATGCAGGTCACCTACAATCAGTTGAATGTGTACCGCAAGGAGAACGAAACTGTATCTCGTCGCAACGTGTTCACTGTAGCGGAGCGCATCGATGCAGTGCGCAGGATGATTAACGGTGAGTCACCGCAAGTTATCGCTGAGGACATTGGCGCGGCTCGCAAGTCACTGTATCGCTGGAAAGAGCAACACGATGCAGGAATCCTCACGCTGTCCAACGCTGTGGCTGTACGCAGTGTGCCACCTGTTAAACCTGAGCCAGTGGAACAGTATGTAATCGACGGGCAATCCTTTGGTTCCATTGAGGAGTGCAAGAAGTACGCAGTAGAAAAGCTGGGCGGTATCACCCTGACACGCACGGTCACTGAGACCATCAAACTCTAACCATCTGTGAAATCAATCTGAGGATTCAATCTGTGAACAACACTATTGCAATGCGCATCGTTAACCGTATCAACGCAATTAAAGCACTGCCTATCTGTCAGTTGGAACTGCGCCAGCCCATGCTGGTAGACTTGCTGGTCATGCTGGTGGACCACGAGACCGACAACGGCAAGATGACCCACAGTTATGGCGGTGTGCAGTCGCAAAAGTATTGGCAGTCGCTCAAGGAGTACGCTAAAGGCGCAGGCTTTGAGTTCCTCGGGGCGGGTCACTTCTCCGCTGCGTTCAAGCACGAGATGTTACCGGGCAAGGTGATTAAGATTGGCTTTAAGAAAGAGGATAGCGGGGCCGCTTACGCTGCTTACTGCCGTGCAAACGCTGGCGCTGTGGGTCTGCCTACCATTCACGCACTGGCTCGCCACAAGTCATGCTATAGCGTTGTGTTGGATGAACTAATCAGCCTTGAGCGCACCATGCCAGACAGCGTGGTAGGTAGTTACTCAATCGTGCACGAGGTTATCAGCTATAAGACCGGGTACACTGAGGTGACTCAAGGTGTCTTGACGGACTACCAGCACGCACTGGCTGAGACCGCAAGAGATATCCGTAAGTTCTTTGATGGTGTGGCATCGTTCGACCTGCACACAGGGAACGTAATGATGACTCAGAGTGGCGCACTGGTTATCACTGACCCGGTGTCATACAGTAACGATGAGGCACTGAAAGAGTGTGACTTCGATTCTATCATGGATGAGATAGCCGCGCTGAGGCTCAAGGAGTGGGCGCAAGGTCGCCTCGCTAAGTGGCACAAGAAGCACCCAAGCACTGAGGTTCGCCGCCTGCGTAAACGTAAGGTAAAGGCTCGTCGTCGTCACGCTAAACGCAAAGCGCGTCAGTTGGCAGCGATGCTGAATGACCCGATGTTAACTGGTCCGGTGTTCGACAACAAAGGTGTACGCTTTGAACATCCACGCATCAAGCGCGGTGTGGGAATCAATACGGCGCACGCTCAGGATATGAAAGTGATGATGTTCGCCCATAACTTCGGAGGCAACCCAAAGATGATTGACTGTGGTCTGCGCGGTCTGAAAGCGCACGCACACTTACTGGTCCACGATGCGCTACTCATTGAACAGCTAAAGCCGGAGCGACCACGCAATGAGCAGCCAGAAGGGTGCATCCTACAGAACCACTTAACGTGGAAGCGTCCGGCTCGCATGATGGTATTGAAAGGCCGATAAGAATCTGTTAGGTTTATGTTCGGTGGCATCAATCGGTGTCACCTATAGATAAACTTTAATCACACAAGAGGCACCAAATGACTAACGTAATCAACGCACCAAAGCAAGACTTCTCAGAGATTGAGCACGCAGCAATCCCATTCAACGTATTGGCAGACGCTTACGGTGAGTCAATCGCCGCCACGCAGTTGCAGCTTGAGCACGAGGCGTACACGGAAGGTGAGAAGCGTTTCATCAAACAGATGAATCGTCAGATTGAGCATGGTGAGTTCGGGGATAATGCAGTAGCCAAACCACTGTTGACCACGTTACATCCTCGCATGGTGCATGGCTTCAACGATTGGATGGAAACTGTGCGCACCAAGGGCAAGGGCCGCAAGCCTGTAGCGTACAACAAGGTGCAGGGTATCGGGGCCGATGCGGTGGCAGCAATCACACTCAAAGTGTCGCTGGCGTTGCTCGCTAAGATGCCGGATGTTCCTGTCGTGAAGGTGGCGAATGATATCGGTATCAACATTGAGGATGAGATTCGATTCGGCCGCATCCGTGATGAGGAGCAGAAGTATTTCAAGGAGCGCGTGCAAGAGGCTCTCAATAAGCGCAAGGGCCAACTGTTCAAGAAAGCGTTTATGAACGTGGTCGAGGACAAGATGATTCAGCAAGGTCACCTCAGCGCGGACTACGCGTGGACCAAGTGGACCAAAGAGGAAACAATCAACGTGGGTATCCGTATGATTGAACTGCTGGCAGAGACTACGGGTCTCGTCAAAGTGGAGCGCCTCAACGCGGGGAACGTAGGGTCAGACACTGAGACCTTGCAGCTTGCCGATGAGTATCGCGACCTGTTAGCGAAGCGTGCGGGTGCACTGGCTGGCTTCTCTCCACTGTTCCAGCCTTGTGTTGTTCCACCTAAACCGTGGACTTCTCCTGTAGGCGGTGGCTATTGGGCTGCTGGTCGTAAGCCGTTGACGCTGGTCCGTACAGGTACACGCAAAGGACTTGAGCGTTACAACGATGTGCATATGCCAGAGGTGTATGAGGCAGTAAACATCGCGCAGAATACAGCGTGGAAGATTAACAAGCGCGTGCTTGAGGTAGCCAAAGAGATTACCGAGTGGAAGCATTGCCCGGTTGCTGATATCCCAGCCAAAGAGCGCGATGAGATGCCAATCAAGCCGGACGATATCGACACCAACCCGGAGGCTCTCAAGCGCTGGAAGAAAGAGGCGTCCACTGTGTACCGTAAGGACACGGCTCGCCAATCTCGCAGGCTCTCAATGATTTTCACACTGGAGCAGGCTGAGAAGTTCGCACGGTTCAAGGCTATCTGGTTCCCGATGAACATGGATTACCGTGGGCGTGTCTACGCGGTCCCGATGTTCAACCCACAGGGCAACGACTTAACGAAAGGGCTACTGACTCTGGCGCAAGGAAAACCAGTGGGCGATGAGGGTTTCTACTGGATGAAAATACACGGCGCTAACTGTGCTGGTGTCGATAAGGTCCCGTTTGGTGAGCGTATCGCATTCATTGAGGCGAACCACGAGAACATTATGGACTCAGCGGCTAACCCTACCGAACACACATGGTGGGCCGAACAGGATTCACCTTTCTGTTTCCTCGCGTTCTGCTTCGAGTACGCTGGTGTGATTCGCCACGGTAAATCATACGTGTCTAGCCTACCGCTCGCGTTCGATGGTTCATGTTCAGGTATTCAGCACTTCTCTGCGATGCTCCGCGATACTGTAGGCGGTCGTGCGGTCAACCTGTTACCGTCCAGTTACGTGCAGGATATCTACAAGATTGTTGCCGACAAAGTTAACGAGCGCATCTTGCAGGATATCATCAACGGTACGGACACCATGCAGGAGACCAAGACCGACAAGAAGACCGGGGAGATTACCGAGCGCACACGTTACGGGACCAAGGTCATGGCTGGCTGGTGGAAACAGCACGGCGTTAACCGCTCAGTAACTAAGCGTTCCGTTATGACTCTGGCGTATGGCTCGAAAGAGTTCGGCTTCCGTGACCAAGTGTTGCAGGATACGATTCAACCAGCGATTGACAATGGTCGTGGTGATATGTTCGTGAACCCTAATCAGGCCGCTGGGTACATGGCGAAACTCATCTGGGAATGTGTGAGTGATACGGTAGTTGCAGCGGTGGAGGCAATGAACTGGCTCAAGTCTGCTGCGAAACTGCTGGCTGCTGAGGTCAAGGACAAGGACGGAAACGTGCTGCGCGGTCGCGGTGGCGTTCATTGGGTGACACCAGACGGCTTCCCGGTGTGGCAGGAGTATCGCATCCCGGTGCAGACTCGCCTTAACCTGATGTTCCTCGGTGAGTTCCGTATGCAGCCAACCATCAACACGCATAAGGACTCGGGCATTGATGCGCATAAGCAGGAGTCAGGCATCGCACCTAACTTTGTGCACTCACAGGACGGGTCACACCTGCGCAAGACTGTGGTCCATGCGTCCAAGAAGTACGGCATCAAGTCGTTCGCTCTGATTCACGATAGCTTTGGGACCATCCCGGCAGACGCAGGCAACCTATTTAAAGCGGTCAGGGAGACACTGGTTGAGACCTATGAGAACAACAATGTGCTTGAGGACTTCCGTGAGCAATTCATGGACCAGCTACACGAGACCCAACTGGACAAGATGCCACCGATTCCAGCGATGGGTGACCTTGACCTGCAAGAGATTCTCAAGTCTGACTTTGCGTTCGCATAACGTCTGATTTAATTACGACTCACTAATGGGAAACACTTAGAGATAACCTTAAGAGACTCTAAGTTAAACCCAAAGAGATTCTTTATAACTTAATGATTAACTTAAAGAGAGTGCACATTATGTTCAACTTCATTCGCCGTAACCGTAACGAAGAACTTCTCGAAGCACGCATCGCGGAACTTGAGGCAACAGTCAAGACACTTAACGCCAGCAATGGAACACTGCGAGGGTTCAACAAGAACCTGATGGAAGACATTGAGCGCCTCAGCGGAGTCATCCCGGTCAAGGCACTTACCCGCATCAAGTTCATCGCGTTCATGCCAGACGGTACTAGCAAAGAGACTGACTTTGTGTTGGGTCCCGGTCGCTGCGGTAAGACAGTCGAGCAGTTGGAACTCAAGCGGACCAGTGAGACCTTCGAGATTACGCAGTGGCACACTGACGGGTCAAAGAAAGTATTCACGTACCGGGATGGTGATATCATCGGACGGGTGCAGGAGTGCTATGAGGTTGTCAACGTGCAGCCTAACACGTTCTACATTGAGCGAGTGCGCCAGCGTCAAGCGTGGGAACGCAGGAACCGCATGATGATGCACCGCAAGTGATAGACTCAAGGTCGCCCGAGAGGTGGCCTTTATGATTATCATTTAACAACGAGAGGAACGCACCATGATTTACTCTGGCAACCTGAACGATTACCGCGATGCACTGGAGCGACTCAAAGAGGACCACGATGTGAACGTAGAGCGTGAGACGTTCCGCTATGCTGACCCGGCAAGACTGCGTACCGTGTGCGGTGAGGTCCTCCGTGTGTTCACTCGCTCCGGGCATCCGGTTGCGTCCCGCACGTTCGAGCATTCTGATAGCGATGTGCAAATCAATGCGCAGACTGCATGGCTCCGCAAGGTACACAGCGACTTGCAGCACTGGAAGTAATAATAACTCACTAATGGGAACACAACGTTCCCTCTCTGTTCATTCAAATTCTGATTAAAAGGTATACACCATGAAAACCAATCCGTTTAAAGCTGTGAACTTCAACGAGAATGCAATCAAGAAAGCACTGGCAAACGCCGGGTCACTCATCGTTGAGAGCAAGTACGATGGTGTGCGCGGTAACATCCTGTTCCAAGAGTCGGGCATCAAGTTCCTGTCTCGTGTCGGTAAGTCTATCCCGGCGCTGGCGTGGCTGGATGACCAACCTCTGTCCACTCTGCGTCTACTCAAGGATGACCGTAACCCGTTCGCTCAAGGCTTCATGATTGACTGTGAACTGATGGTCAAGGGTGTAGACTTCAACACTGGCAGTGGTCTGCTGCGTACTGCACAGAGTGACACGAAGAACTTCCGGTTCAACTGCAACCCAGAGGCTGAGGAGTCCACGAAGAAGTCCCGCAAGGTTCCCTTCCAGATGGACCCGGAGCGCATTGAGGCCCGAGTGATTGCTGTCCTTCCGATGGATGCCGTGCGCTCACCTGATGAGTACCCGGTTGACTCCGCTCTGATGCAGTATCATACCGCTAACATGGTGGCTATCCTGCGCCAGCACTACCCGAACATCGACTGGAAGATGACCAAGAGTGAAGACGTGTTCGACTTCGATGCTCTGGCCCCGATGTTCATCAAGGCTCGTGAAGCTGGCGAGGAAGGTCTCATCATCAAGGACCCACTGTGCAACTACAAGCGCGGTAAGAAGTCCGGCTGGTGGAAGATGAAGCCAGAGGATGAGGCTGACGGCGAGGTAGTTGGTCTGGTCTGGGGAACTGAGGGTCTCGCTAACGAGGGCAAGGTGATTGGCTTCGAGGTTCTCCTTGAGTCCGGTCGAGTGGTCAACGCCACGAACATCTCTCAGGACCTGATGGAAGAATTTACAGCGAACGTGCAGAAAGACGTTGACTTCTACATGGGATACGCTGTGCAGATTAAGTACATGGAAGAGACACCTGATGGCTCACTGCGTCACCCTAGCTTCGAGAAGTTCCGAGGCACCGAGGCTGACCCGTTCACTAAGATGTAAACCCACTGGCTCACCTTAACGGGTGGGCCTTTCTGCGTTCAAGAGGATTGACATTATGAAATGGTTTATTGGACTTTGTGGCGCTGCTGTGTTGGCGCTGAGTATCCTGTGCATCTTCGCTGCTAAAGAGCAGGTCAAGCACATCCGAGAGTTCCACTGCGAGAAGACCGGGCGAACGTCCACCTACTTGCAGCCCATGACTATCCCGAGCGGTGACACAACCATCGTGACTGTGGTCCCGGTGACTCAACATGAATACCTGTGTGACAACAACGCGAAGGAGTGGTACTGATGGAAGAGGTATCAATGTGGTTCACCCTGTTCTGGTGTCTCGTTTCGTTCCTTGCTGGCCTAGCGATAGGCTGTCTGGTCTGCCACGACACTGACGACATTTAATTAAGACTCACTAATGGGAACACACTTCCGCTCTTGACCATCATTGAGCATGGCTTCGGAAGTATCCCACTCTCACAACACTATGAGGTAACACTTTATGAATCCTTTATGGTTAATCGTTATTGTATTCGTCGCCTCATGGGTGTTCATCTGGCTCGACGACAACTGGCCTAGCGGTCCCACTGCTGGCGCTCATAAGGAGTAACACATTATGCTTCGTCTACATTTCAATAAGAGTAACGGCATCTTTTCTGTTCGCCGTATCGACCGCTCAACTCTGGCGGCAACTGGTAAGCGTTCCGAGTATCGCAAGCTGCCTCTGATTGGTATTGACCCATTCGAGTTATCGCCCAACGTTCACGCGCTGGTCACTCGCGGTCTGATGCTGAAGGCACAGAAGGGCAAGCGTCCCGAAGTACCAGTAGTGGTCACCAAGTGGCCTCGTGTTCGACTGTATGTTCAACGTTTCAAGGAGATGCTGCCATGATTCAGCCTAGCGAACATAGCTTCGAATCTACCTGTCAGAAGTGCTACGTTCCGGTGAGCCGTTGCCAGTGTGAGACAGCACCAAAGGTGGATGACCCTATCTACACTGGTGGTTCCTCCAGCTACTACACCGTGAAGATTGTCAGTACGACCACACCCTACGCTCTCCCGTACACTGCCGAGTGCAACGATATCATCGAGGCTCTGGGTATGAACTTCGCGGAAGGTAATGCGTTCAAGGCGCTGTGGCGTCGAGCCGCTCAGAGAACTCTGGGTAAGCGCAAGGCTGGCGCTAAAGATGATGGTCTGTACGATGCAGAGAAAGTTGAGTTCTTCGGTAAGCGTCTGGTTGAGCAGTCTAAGTTAGGCTCCTCATGATTGGCCCGATGATTCCACTTGACTGGTGCATTAAGAAACTGGAGGATGCACTTGCTGATTACGATATTGAATCGGCTCGTGACTATCTGGAACTCATTAAACTCTGGAAGGATAAAGCGAAATGAAAGAGTATGCTGTAACCGTAGAGTCGGCGCTCCATTCCTTCGAGGTCCCTGTGTATGCGGAGACACTGGAAGATGCGCATGACCAAGCAGAGGCGATGTACGATGAGGCTGGCTTCACTGTCACCCGCGTCCGTCCCGCTCGCTAATTAAAACTCACTAATGGGAGACCACTTCGGTCTCTCTGTTCAATCAAAATTTCATAACCAAGAAGGTACATATCATGGCGTTTAACAAAAAGAAAATCCTCGTGTCAGCTCTGGGTACTGCCGAGCCTTACTGCTACCTACAGAAACCTGACTACGGTCACGGCTCATTCAAGAACGAACGCGGTGTCTACAAGGTGGACCTGACGTGTCCGATTGATGACCCTCGCGCAGTCCAGATGATGAACGATATCACCAAGCTGGCTGATGAAGATTACGCACAGCGTGAGGCAGACTACAACGAGAATCCACCACAGGTGGCTCGCGGTAAGAAACCACTGCTGCCGTATCAGGGCGACCTGCCGTTCTTCGATAATGGTGACGGTACTGTGACCTTTAAGTTTAAGTGCTACGGTTCGTTCATCGATAAGAAAACTCAGGAGACCAAAGCGATTGAACTGGCTGTCGTTGATAGTGCAGGCAAGCGCATCCGTCAGGTCCCAGCAATCTCTGGTGGTTCCACACTGAAACTGAAATACAGCATGATTCCTTATGGCTGGTCTCAGGTTGCAGGCGCGAGCGTTAAGCTCCAGCTTGAAGGTGTGATGCTGGTTGACCTCGTTGAGTTCGGCGCTGGTGGCTCTGATGATTGGGGCGATGAGACCGAGCAGGGTGGTTACCGCGCGAGCACCGAACAAACAACTCAGCGTCAGGCCGATGAGCAATCATGGGACCAGAACGACATGAGCCGCAATGAGTCTGAACCAGACGATGATGAAGACTTCTAATGTCTAGTCGCTACGCTGCGCGTGGTGTACGTAAGGTCGGAGCATTTCGTTCCGGCCTTGAGGATAAAGTTTCAAAGCAGCTTGAGAGTAAGGGAGTTCCATTTGACTATGAGCAGTGGTCCATCCCTTATGTTATCCCGGCGTCAAACCACAAGTACACACCCGACTTCCTGCTACCTAATGGAATCTTCATTGAGACCAAGGGTCTGTGGGATAGTGATGACCGTAAGAAACATCTGTTGATTCGCGAGCAGTACCCTGACATTGATATCCGTATCGTGTTCAGTTCGTCACGCTCAAAGATTTACAAAGGGTCACCGACCAGTTACGGTGAGTGGTGCGAAAAGAACGGCATCAAGTTTGCCGATAAATTAATCCCCGTTGAGTGGCTCAAGGAACCGAAGCGTCCTGTCCCGTTCGACAAGTTCAAAGCGAAAGGTAAAAGATAATGGCTAAGGTACAATTCAAACCTCGTGCATCCACTGAGATGCTTATCGTTCACTGTTCAGCAACCAAGCCGAGCATGAACATCAGTGTCCGTGAGATTCGTCAGTGGCACAAAGAGCGCGGCTGGCTTGACGTAGGCTACCACTTCATCATCAAACGTGATGGGACCATTGAAGACGGTCGTGACGTTAATGCTGTAGGTGCACACGTCGAAGGTCACAACTATAACTCCGTAGGCATCTGCCTTGTGGGTGGTGTTGATGACAAGATGAAGCCACAGGCTAACTTTACGCCAGCTCAGATGAGCGCCCTGCGGGGCCTGCTGGATGGTCTAAAGGCTGAGTTCCCCGGTGTTACCGTTCATGGTCACCACGAGTTCGCAGCTAAGGCTTGCCCTTCATTCAACGTAAAGCGTTGGCTGGACACTAACGAACTGGTCACCTCTGACCACGAGTAAGCAATAACAACTCACTAATGGGAGACCACTTCGGTCTCTCTGTGTTTGCACTTAATGATTAAGGAATAGACAATGAGCTATGGTGATTCAAGCGAAGACCAACAGGACTCAATCTTTCTGTATCACATACCGTGCGAGAACTGTGGGTCGTCTGATGGTAACTCACTGTTCTCTGATGGCCACGAGTTCTGCTATGTGTGTGAGAACTGGAAGCCCGGTGATGAGCAGAAGAAAGAGAAACTATCAAGAGGACGCACAGCGTCAGGAGGTAAACCGATGAGCAGTAACGTGTGGAACTTTGGTGATAGCAACGGGCGATACACTGCCCTGACTAAGCGAGGCATCTCTGAGGAGACCTGCCGTAAAGCTGGTTATTGGCTTGCTAAGGTTGACGGTCAGATGCACCAAGTGGCAGACTACCGAGACCAGAATGGCTCTATCGTGTCTCAAAAGATTCGCGATAAAGATAAGAACTTTAAGACCACAGGTGCTCATAAACCTGATGCACTCTTTGGTAAGCACCTCTGGAATGGCGGTAAGAAAATCGTTGTGACCGAAGGTGAAATCGACATGCTGACCGTGATGGAATTGCAGGACTGTAAGTATCCTGTGGTGTCATTGGGTCACGGTGCGAAAGCCGCAAAGAAAACCTGCGCCGCCAACTATGATTACTTCGACCAGTTCGACCAGATTATTCTGATGTTCGATATGGATGATGCGGGGCGTGAGGCGGTGGAGGAGTGCGCTCCTGTTCTTCCAAGTGGTAAAGTCCGAGTGGCTGTACTGCCCGACAAGGATGCCAATGAGTGTTTACTCAACGGTAACCAAAAGGCATTGATGGACCAAATCTGGAACGCTGCACCGTGGGTGCCTGATGGTGTTGTCTCTGCGCTCAGTCTCAAGGACCGCGTAAGGGAAGCCATGCAGACAGCCAAAGAGGTCGGGCTATTGTTCACCGGGAATCCCGCGCTGAATGACCTGACTCTGGGTGCTCGCTTAGGTGAAGTCATTATGATTACGTCTGGGTCCGGTATGGGTAAATCTACGTTCGCTCGTCAACAGATGTTACAGTGGGGCCGTGAGGGTATCAAGGTCGGACTGTGTGCACTGGAGGAGTCCGTCGAGGAAACCGTAGAGGACCTGATGGGTCTGGACAATGACGTGCGACTGCGCCAGAACAAAGAGTTACGCGAGCAGATTCTAGCCGATGGTCGGTTCGACTCGTGGTATGATGCACTGTTCGAGAGCGACATGTTCCACCTTTATGATTCCTTTGCGGAGTCACAGGAGGACAGGTTGTTCGCTAAGATGGCATACATGGTGGATGGTCTGGGCTGTAAGGTTATCTTACTGGACCACATCTCAATCGTGGTGTCCGGCTCAGAGGAATCTGATGAACGCAAAATGATTGACAGACTGATGACCAAGTTGAAGTCCTTCGCGAAATCGAAAGGCTGCGTTGTGGTTGTCATTTGTCACCTCAAGAACCCAGAGAAAGGAAAGGCACATGAAGAAGGGCGTCCTGTTAGCATTACTGACTTACGTGGGAGTGGCGCATTGCGTCAGTTGTCTGATACTATTATCGCATTGGAGCGTGACCAGCAAGGTGATAGCCCTAATGTTGTTCAGCTTAGGCTACTCAAGTGTCGGTTTACTGGCGATACTGGCGTGGCTGGACACATGGAATACAACAAAGTCACGGGCTGGCTCATGCCGATTAGCTTCGCTGGTTCTAGCGGAGGAGAGGATAGCGCGGAAGCTGGCTGGAACGACGACTACTAACCGAAGCGTTATCAACAAACACTAATTACAACTCACTAATGGGAACACTCCGTTCCCTCTCAATTAAACTCAAGGAACACATCATGTTTAACTTCATTAAATTCATCGGCAAACTGGTTGTTAAAGCGTATCAGCGTGAAGCAAAAGCTCTGGTCAAACTGGCTAAGGCCGAAGACAAGCTGGCCTCTAAGATGGCTGTGGCCCACGTCCGAGCTAAAGAAGCAAGTATCGACGCTACAAACAAGGCCGCGAAGGTTGCGACCGATGCACAAGCCCTGTCTAAATTCTTCCTGTAAGGAGCACATCATGCCTAAGCACACTACAACTCTTCGTATGCCCGACACTGCTGACCAGTGGACCCGCCGTATTCACATCAACGTGCGTAACGGTAAGACCACTATGGTCTATCGCTGGAAGTCCCGAGCGGACGGTCGTGACCACACTCAACGCATGACCCTCGATGATGCACAGGTTGCACGCCTGTCGATGGCGCTGGGTAAAGCTGCGAGTCACGCCATTGGTGACGATGAAGCACGCCGCAAGAACTACATGGACGCACTGTTCGCTGCTAGTTCACTGGCTGAGTGATAGACTCAAGGTCCTTTCGAGGGCCTTTATGATTATCATTTATAACTGGAGGTATTGACAATGTTGATTACCGATATCGAAGCTAACAACCTGTTAGAGAAAGTCACCAAGTTTCACTGCGGAGTTATCGATAACACAACATTCGATACCCCGAACGATTGGTTCCGACCCAACGATTTCTCAGCGTACCTCGATGCGCTTGAGGCTGCGGTCGAACGTGATGAACTTATCGTGTTCCACAACGGACACAAGTATGATGCCCCGGCGCTGACCAAACTGGCGAAGCTGGTGCTGGACCGTGAGTTCCACTTACCGATGCGCAACTGTATCGATACGTTGGTACTGGTCCGATTACTGTTTGCGAACATCAAGGACTCTGACGTTGCCTTGTTGAAGTCCGGTAAGTTACCCGGTCGCCGCTTTGGGTCACACGCTCTGGAGGCATGGGGTTATCGCCTCGGTCACATGAAGGGCGAGTACACCGATATCTTTAAGCGTATGCTTGAGGAGCAAGGCGAAGAGTACACGGACGGTGATGAGTGGGCGAACTTCAATGAACCCATGATGGAGTATAACGACCAAGACGTTGTGGTCACTCGTGCGTTACTGGAAGCGTGTCTGTCTCAGAAGCACTACTTCCCAGAGATAGGCAAGTCGTGGCTCGATGTTTCTGCAACTGAGTTCTGGGCTAACTGTGGCGAGTCCGTGTTATTGGAACACGAGGCTGCGTGGGTGCTCGCTAAGATGGAGCGTAATGGTTTCCCTGTAAACGAGCAGGCGCTACAAGACCTTTACGTGCAACTATCAGCACGCCGTTCAGAACTCAAACAGAGACTGAGTGACACATTCGGTACGTGGTACAGGGCCAAGGGTGGTAACACTCCGTTCCTTCATCCTCGCACTGGTAAGCCACTAGCGAAGTACCCTTTGATTAAGGTGCCGAAGCAGGGTGGTGTCTATAAGAAACCAAAGAACAAAGCACAGCGTCTCGGTCTGGAACCTTGTGAGTTGGACACCCGCGATTACATTGAGGGCGCTCCGTTCACACCAGTTGAGTTCGTCGTGTTCAACCCATCATCTCGTGACCACATCCAGTTGAAGCTACAAGAAGCTGGCTGGGTTCCCACTGAGTTCACCGACAAGGGTGCACCGAAGATTGACGATGAGGTGCTTGAGCATGTTCGCGTTGATGACCCTGAGAAGCAGGCTTGTATCGACTTGATTAAAGAGTACCTTATGGTGCAGAAGCGAATCGGTCAGGTGGCAGAGGGCGACAAAGCGTGGCTTCGTTACATTGCAGAGGACGGTAAGATTCATGGCTCGATTAATCCTAACGGTGCGGTCACTGGTCGTGCGACTCACTCGTTCCCTAACATGGGGCAGGTCCCCGGAGTGCGCTCACCTTATGGTGAAGAGTGCCGCTCATCCTTTGGTGCCGAGTATCATCTTGATGGACTCACAGGGCAACCGTGGGTGCAAGCAGGTATCGATGCCAGTGGTCTCGAACTGCGGTGTCTCGCACACTTCATGGCCCGTTATGACAACGGTGAGTATGCTGATGTGATTCTCAACGGTGATATCCACACGGTGAACCAGCACGCTGCTGAGTTACCTACACGAGACAACGCCAAGACGTTCATTTACGGTTTCCTATACGGGGCTGGTGATGAGAAGATTGGTCAGATTGTTGGTGCAGGTAAGGAGCGGGGTAAGGAACTCAAGAAGAAATTCTTAGAGAACACCCCAGCTATCTCAGCGTTGCGTGAAGGTATCCAAGAGAGTCTCGTTAAGGACTCCAAGTGGATTGGTGGAGAGCAGCGAGTGACGTGGAAGCGCCGATGGATTAAGGGCCTTGATGGTCGTAGGATTCACATTCGGTCCCCACACGCAGCTTTGAACTCATTGCTGCAATCTGCGGGTGCTCTCATCTGCAAACTGTGGGTGGTTCAGACCGAGAAGTTACTCATCGAAGCTGGCTTCAAGCATGGCTGGGATGGTGACTTTGCGTACATGGGCTGGATTCACGATGAGATTCAGGTCGCTTGCCGGACCCCAGAGATTGCTGAGAGAGTCCGAGAGATTGCTCAAGAGGCTATGCGCTGGGTAGGCGAGCATTGGAACTTCCGGTGTCAGTTGGATACGGAAGGTAAGATTGGTCCCAATTGGGCCGTATGCCACTAATCAATAAGGAGCCTATCATGGCTATGACATTTAAAGGTAAAGTATCGTTTGACTTCTCGTTCGTTCTGTCCTCGGAAGATGAGGCAGAGATGATGAAGCAGGCCCTAGAGTTGACCAAGCGTGTCGCTTCTGGTGATGAGCGTGTTGACGGTATCACTGTTGCTCTCGTCAAGGCGGGTCTCGAAGGTGGACTCGATGGTATGATGCGCCTGAACCTTAAGCAAGGCTTGCAGAAGCTCGTTAAATCTGAGGTGACCGAAGCTGGTCTCTCCGTTGGTAATGTGGCGGTGCGAGTATGAGCGATTATCTGAAAGTGCTCTTAGGCATCAAGTCGTGTCCTAAGAGTTTCCAATCGAACTACGTGCGTAACAACGCTGCGTTAATCGCTGAGGCCGCTAGTCGCGGTCACATCTCGTGCCTCACTGGTGCGGGTCGTAACGCTGGAGCGTGGGAAATCACAGCGGCTGGCACAGCATTCCTCTCAGAACATGGAGCAATCGTATGACTATCAAACTACCAGAGGACTTCGCGTCCTACTTCGATGACGTGTCTGACGTTGAGCGTGGAGACTTCCACAAGCATGACTCCTGTTTCGCATCCAGAAGCCTTGAGGTTACCGATGAGGTGATTACACTGTTCCCGGCTATGAGCGCCTATAAGGGCTGCGTAGTGCGTCAGGAAGGGACCATCTCGTATAACTACGGGTGGGATTCCTATGATGACATTAAGGTTTACCGCCGCGTTCAGGCTGAACCACAGGTCCGTAAGGATTACTTCAACGTACTGTCGCATCTCAACGCAGAGGAAAACTCTCTGGCCCTTGAGTTCGCACAGCGTCACTTCCCTATGATTTCTAAACTGGAGGAAGTGGCATGAGCAAGTTACATACTTTAGCGTCACTACGCGAGGCTCTTAGTGAAGGGCCGCTTAACAAAGGTGTGCTGGTTCTTGATGGCGACTGGCTGGTGTTTCAAGCTATGAGCGCCTCAGAGGTCGAGACTGATTGGGGCGATGACCACTGGACACTGGAATGTGACCATGCGAAAGCGTGGGGCATCTTCTGTGATTCCATCAACTCGTATGCTTCTCGCAAGAAAGCGTGGCAAACTGCGCCTATCGTGCTGGCTTTTACCGATACGGTGAACTGGCGCAAGGTGCTGGTTGACCCGACCTACAAGGAGAACCGAAAGGCTTCTCGCAAACCTGTAGGCTACCGGGCGTTCCTTGAGCGCGTCTTCGAGCATGAGGAATGGTTAAGCGTTCGTGAAGATAACCTAGAGGGTGATGACGTGATGGGAATCATCGGGTCCGAACCAATGGTGTTCAACGCGAAGAAAGCCGTGCTGGTCTCCTGTGACAAGGACTTCAAGACCATCCCTTATTGTGACTTCCTGTGGTGCACAACTGGCAACATCCTGTCTCACGACCTGACTGATGCAGATTACTGGCACATGTTCCAGACCATCAAGGGTGATATCACCGATGGCTATGGTGGCATACCGGGCTGGGGCGAGACCGCTGCGGACTTCCTTGAGGCTCCGTTCTTCACTGAACAAGAGGTGACTATCCTCAAGTCTGGTAAGAACAAGGGTCAGGAGAAAGTTCAGTGGGTCAAGCGTGACCGTGAGGGTAAAACCTTATGGGAGTGCATGGTGTCCATCGCTGCGAAAGCTGGTATGACTGAGGACCAGTTGATTGCTCAGGCTCGTATGGCTCGCATCTTGCGTGCTGAGGATTACAACATTGATACCAAGGAGATTCACCTGTGGAACCCTACAAGTACGTTCTTATCGTGCTGACAGTCGGTCTGGTAGCTCGGGGCTTATGGTCCCTTGCTGCCGCTGGCGTTCAAATCAGCGAGTACAAAAAGCTGTTCGGTAAAGGTTAATTCGCTAGGTCCCTTCTATTACGACTCACTAATGGGAGAGACCTAATTAATATAACTTTAAGTTAAACACTCTAAGAGGTACTCTTATGTTAAAGCCAATTAAACATCTGGTAGACAATCCTAACGATATTCCTGACGTGCCTCGTGCAACCAAGGAGTATTTACAATCTTCGTTTAACCATGCTTACTTGCGTGAGACCGGAGTCCTCAAGAAGATGCAGCAAGCAGGCTACTCTGATTCCCACATTCTGGGATTCATTGAGGGTCTCGGGTTCGCATCGGCACTGTTGGACGAAATGGAACTACGTAAGGAAGCCAACCGGGAGTAATCTCTATGTGCTTCTCAGCGAAAGTAAAGACACCAAAGGTGGACACGAAAGCCCCAGACCCAGCTCCACTCACAGCGGAACCTACTAGCGTAGAGTTCGGTGATGATGAGACTGCGGCGACTACAGGTAACGATGTGGTCAAGGGCAACCGTTCGAGTCTAAAGGTGGACAAGGTGCAATCACCATCCACATCCATTCGTAATAAATTCACAGGAGCCAATTATGGGACTGTTTAAGAAAATCAAAAAGGCCGTTAAGAAAATCACTAACGCGCCCGTCAAGGCTCTGGCACATGCTGCGGGTCTGGATGACAAACCGGAGACCACTCAGGCTCCACCAGCGGACGTAGCGGCACCAGAAGTCGAACCAGCGAAGGAAGTGACTGATGAGGAATCAGGAGCGGATACCGCGAGCGACAAGAAGAAGGCCCGGTCAGGCGGCAAACGGTCACTGTCAGTAGCGCGTAATAGCGGAGCTGGCATTAACATCTAAGGAGCTAACCTATGGCAACCTCACAGACTCGTGAAGGATTCGCAGAGGAAGGCGCTAAGGCTGTGTATGACCGCTTAGTGAATGACCGAAATCCTTACACGACCCGCGCAGAAAACTGTGCGACCTATACGATTCCGTCATTGTTCCCGAAGGACTCAGATAACTCGTCAACCGATTACACGACTCCGTGGCAAGCAGTAGGTGCCCGAGGGTTAAACAACCTAGCGTCCAAGTTGATGCTCGCGTTGTTCCCTATGCAAACGTGGATGAAGCTGACCATCTCAGAGTTCGAAGCGAAACAGTTGGTCTCTGACCCGGATGGTCTCGCTAAGGTAGACGAAGGTCTATCGATGGTCGAACGTATCATCATGAACTACATCGAATCGAACAGCTACCGTGTGTCTCTCTTTGAGGCCCTCAAGCAGTTGTGCGTAGCGGGTAACGTTCTGCTTCACCTACCGGACCCGGAAGGGTACACCCCACTCAAGGTCTACCGACTGTCGGCCTATGTTGTCCAGCGAGATGCTTACGGCAATATGCTACAGACTGTGACCCGTGACCAGATTGCTTTCGGTGCACTACCGGATGACGTTAGGTCCCAAGTGGAATCGGCAGGTGGCGAGAAGAAGCCCGATGAGTTAATCGATGTGTACACTCACGTCTACCTCGACGAAGACTCTGGAGACTACCTCAAGTATGAGGAAGTGGAAGGAGAGGAAGTTGCAGGGTCAGACGCATCGTACCCACGAGAGGCTTGTCCTTACGTGCCTGTGCGCATGGTTCGAATCGACGGTGAGTCCTATGGACGTTCATACGTTGAGGAGTATCTGGGTGACCTCAAGTCCTTAGAGAACCTCCAAGAGGCTATCGTGAAGATGGCTATGGTATCATCCAAGGTAATCGGTCTGGTGAACCCGGCTGGCATTACGCAGCCTCGTAGATTAACCAAAGCGCAGACAGGTGACTTCGTTCCCGGTCGTCGTGAAGATATCGATTTCCTACAGTTAGAGAAACAAGCAGACTTCTCGGTTGCTCAGTCAGTGGCATCTGCCATTGAGGGTCGCCTGTCGTATGCCTTTATGTTGAACAGTGCGGTACAACGCAGCGGTGAACGCGTGACTGCCGAAGAGATTCGGTATGTGGCCTCGGAACTCGAAGATACCCTCGGTGGTGTCTACTCGATTCTGTCACAAGAGTTACAGCTTCCACTGGTGCGCGTATTGCTGACCCAACTACAGGCAACGCAGCAAATCCCAGAGCTACCTAAAGAGGCAGTCGAGCCGACAATCTCTACTGGTCTGGATGCTATCGGGCGCGGTCAGGACCTCGACAAGCTGGAACGTTGTATCGCAGCGTGGGCGCAACTTGCTCCTATGGCTCAGGACCCGGATATCAATCTGGCAACCATCAAGCTACGCATCGCGAACGCAATTGGTATCGATACTTCTGGTATCCTACTGACTGCCGAGCAGAAGCAAGCAATGATGGCACAGGATGCTACCGCAACGGCAACTCAAGCAGCGGCTCAACAGGCTGGTGCAGGAGCAGGCGCTATGGCTACAGAAAGTCCCGAAGCAATGCAGGCTGCGGCAAGCAACGCTGGGATGGAAGTAGGCGGCTAGTTTTAATTAAGACTCACTAATGGGAGACCAAAGAGTTTCCCACTTAGTTCATTTCAATCAGGAGACTATTATGTCTGGTGAATCAAATGCTGACGTTTATGCGTCATTCGGTGTACAGAACGCAGTTGTCGGTGGCTCGACCATTGAGGAGCACGAGCAGAACATGCTGGCCCTTGACGTTGAGACCCGCGATGGGGATGACCAAATCTCTCTCGTAGACAACGATGACCCTTACGGTCAGGACCGCGACCCGTTTGCCGAAGAAGGCGAAGAAGATGAAGGCCGTATGCAGGTCCGCATCGACACCGAAGGTAATTCGGAAGATACTCTGGAAGAACCAGAAGTAGAAATTACCAACGAGGGCCAAGAGCTTTCGGACGGTGAAACAGAAGGTGACTCAGAGATTGAGCCTGTAGGCGATATCCCTGATGACTTAACCTCAAGTGCTGACCTGATTGGTGAGCATGAAGCTGGCTTCAACGAGATGGTTGAGCAAGCAACTGAACGTGGTCTGACCCCAGAGATGGTCGCTCAGATTCGCTCAGAGTATGAAAATGATGGCATCTCCGATGGTTCCTATGAGGCACTGGCTGCTGCTGGTTACTCGAAAGGTTTCGTCGATAGTTACATCAAAGGTCAGGAAGCATTGGTTGAGCAGTACGTCAATCAGGTTATGTCCTACGCTGGTGGTCCCGAAAAGTTCCAAGCGGTACAGAAGCACCTCGAAGTTTCCAACAAGGAAGCCTCTGAGTCTCTGCTGAAAGCCCTTGAGACCCGCGACCTGTCCACCGTTAAGGCTATCCTGAATCTGGCGTCCAGTTCTTACAACCGTAAGTTCGGCACGAAAGCCACTCGGTCAATCACGAAGCAGGCCACTCAAGCTAAACCACAGACTCCGAAGCGTTCCGAAGGGTTCGCCTCTCGTGACGAGATGGTTAAAGCGATGAGTGATTCCCGCTATCGCACTGACGCTAAGTTCCGTCAGGAAGTAGAACAACGTGTCTACGCCTCGAACTTTTAATTACGACTCACTAATGGGAGACCACATGTTCCCATTTCGTTTCACGACTGGTCCACGAACGGACCAACTCAACTTAATCTCATAATCTAATTTAGAAGGTATATAACATGGCGAACATGAATGGTGGACAGCAGATTGGTACTAACCAAGGTAAAGGCCAGAGCGCAGCGGATAAACTGGCTCTGTTCCTGAAAGTATTCGGTGGTGAGGTCATTACGGCATTTGCTCGTACCTCTGTGACCACTTCACGTCACATGATGCGTTCAATCGCGTCCGGTAAGTCCGCACAGTTCCCTGTGATTGGTCGTACCAAAGCTGCTTACCTGCAAGCGGGTGAGAACCTCGATGATAAGCGTAAGGACATTAAGCACACTGAGAAGACCATTAACATTGATGGCCTGCTGACTGCTGACGTTCTGATTTACGATATCGAAGACGCAATGAACCACTACGATGTGCGTTCAGAGTATACCGCTCAGTTGGGTGAATCTCTGGCAATGGCTGCTGATGGTGCTGTACTGGCTGAACTGGCTGGTCTGGTTAACCTGCCGGATGCGAACAACGAGAACATCGCTGGTCTGGGTAAAGCTCAGGTTATCGAAGTTACCGCTTCCGACGACCAAGTTGAGCTGGGTAAAGCAATCATCGCTGGTCTGACTAAGGCCCGTGCTGGTCTGACTAAGAACTACGTTCCTGCAAGTGACCGTACCTTCTACACCACTCCAGACAACTACTCTGCGATTCTGGCGGCTCTGATGCCTAACGCAGCGAACTACGCGGCTCTGATTGACCCAGAGAAGGGTTCTATCCGTAACGTGATGGGCTTCGAGGTTGTTGAGGTTCCACACCTGACCGCTGGTGGTGCTGGTGATGACCGTCCAGAAGAGGGCACTGCCCCAGAGAACCAGAAGCACAGCTTCCCGGCAACTGGTGGTAAAGTCAATCTGGCTAACGTTGTGGGCCTGTTCCAGCACCGTTCTGCTGTTGGTACTGTGAAGCTGAAAGACCTTGCGCTTGAGCGTGCTCGTCGTGCAAACTATCAGGCTGACCAGATTATCGCTAAGTACGCGATGGGTCACGGTGGTCTGCGTCCAGAAGCTGCTGGTGCACTGGTAAAGGCGGCAGCGGAGTAACATCTCGTGCATTCTCTTTGGCCTCTTCGGAGGTCACTGAGGATGAGTTAACTCCTGCGCAGAAAGCTGCCCGTACTCGTGCTGCTAACAAAGCGGCTAAACTGGCTGCGGAAAGCGGTGAGTCTGCTTAAACGATAACATAATGATACCCCTCGGGTCCTTAATTGGGCGGCGAGGGGTTTTTTGCTTTAGGAGGCCATATGGCTGATTCATTCTTAAACCCGGCTGATGAGCTTGATGCTATCAACGATATCCTCTCAGCAATCGGTGAGGCCCCTGTGTTGACTCTGGGTGACTCATCAAACGTTGACGTGTCGAACGCTCAACAGATTCTCAACAAGGTTAACCGCATGGTCCAATCGAAAGGCTGGACGTTCAACATCGAAGAGGGTGCCACACTGGTCCCGGATGTGAACACAGGGTTAATCCCCTACCTTCCGTCTTACCTGCGAGTGCAAGGCTCTGGGTCGGCTAACACCTACATCAACCGACAAGGTTACGTGTACGATACAGCTAACCAGACCGATGTATTTCAAGGGTCCATTACGGTCGATATGACCCGCCTGCGCGAGTACAGTGAGATGCCTCAGTGCTTCCGCTCTTACATCGTGACCAAGGCTTCCCGCCAGTTCAATATGCGTTACTTTGGTGATGTGAACATTGAGCAGATTCTCGGTGAGGAAGAAGCTGAGGCGCTGATGCAGTGCAACGAGTATGAGATGGACTACGGTCGATTCAACATGATTGACGGTGACGCATTCGTACAGGGTGTGGTAGGTCGTTAATAACTAAACTAAAGGAGGCCGTTATGGGTCTGGTAAGTCAATCAATCAAAAACCTAAAGGGCGGCATTAGCCAGCAACCTGATATCCTACGGTTCCCGGACCAAGGGAAAGAGCAGGTGAACGGCTGGTCCTCTGAGACAGAAGGTCTCCAGAAGCGGCCCCCTTTGGTGTTCAACCGCAAGTTGGGTCCTGCTGGTTATCTGGGAGAGGCCCCACTGATGCACCTAATCAACCGAGACGAAAGCGAGCAGTATTACGTTGCGTTCACTGGTAGTGGCATCAAGGTGTTCGGTCTCGATGGGACTGAGTATCAGGTACGCGGTGACACCTCATACGTGAACGTAGCGAACCCTCGTGACAACATCCGAGCGGTGACCGTAGCGGACTACACGTTCGTTGTGAACAAGCAGAGAATCGTTCAGGCTGACACTACGTTGACCAACAACGGTCAGTTCAATGACCAAGCTGATGCCCTCATTAACGTTCGTGGTGGTCAGTATGGGCGCACACTTAAGGTGTTCTTCAACGGGGCCGAGCGTGCCAGCCTTGAGTTACCTTCTGGTGTGGGCGATGCTGGCGCTGTGGCTGAGATGGTCAAGAAGGTCGATGCACAGTACATTGCCGAGGAGTTAGCCCGTCAGATGCGCCTAAGCGTTCCTAACTGGACCTTCAACGTAGGCACAGGGTTCATCCACATTATCGCCAACAACGATACAGTGCGCGACCTATCGACTAAGGATGGCTATGCCGACCAGTTGATTAGCCCGGTGACCCACTATGCTCAGACGTTCTCGAAGTTACCACAGAACGCACCAGATGGTTACATGGTGAAAATCGTAGGGGATACCTCACGTAACGCCGATAAGTATTATGTGCGCTACAACTACACGCGTAAGCTGTGGGAGGAGACCGTGGGCTGGAATCAGCAAGTGGGCCTCAACGATGCCACTATGCCGTGGTCACTGGTCCGCGCTGCTGATGGTCAGTTCGACTTCAAGGTGAATACGTGGGTGGACCGTATGGCTGGTGACGATGATACCAACCCTCATCCGTCCTTTGTGGGCCAAGCGATTACCGATGTGTTCTTCTATCGGAACCGTCTGGGGATGCTGGCTGGTGAGAACATCGTGTTATCTCGCACCGCTCGTTACTTCAACATGTACCCTGCGAGTGTCGCTGTGCTATCCGACGATGACCCTATCGATGTAGCGGTGAGCCATAACCGTGTGAGCCTCTTGAAGTACGCTGTGCCGTTCTCTGAGGAACTCTTACTGTGGGCTGATGAGGCACAGTTCGTGCTCAATGCGTCCGGCGTGCTCTCTGCGAAGTCCGTGGAGTTGAACCTTACGACTGAGTTCGATGTGTCAGACGGTGCGCGTCCTTACGGTATCGGGCGAGGTATCTACTTTGCGAGTCCTCGTGCAACCTTTACGTCCATCAACCGTTACTATGCGGTGCAGGATGTGAGTGCCGTGAAGAACGCAGAGGACATGACGATGCACGTACCGAGCTACATTCCTAACGGAGTGTTCAGCATTGCGGGTTCCTCTACGGAGAACTTCGCGAGCGTGCTGACCAGTGGTGCACCGGGCAAGGTGTTCATGTATAAGTTCCTTTATATTGATGAGCAGCTACAGCAACAGTCGTGGTCTCATTGGGACTTCGGGGATAACGTGAAGATTCTAGCTGCGAGTTCTATCGGGTCACACATGCACATGGTGATTCAGAATGGCTACGATGTGTTCATGGGTACGGTGAGTTTCACGAAGCGCACTCTGGACTATCAGGGCGAGCCATACCGCCTCTACATGGACGCGAAGGTTCCCTATACGATTCCACAGGATGCGTTCAATAACGACACCTATCAAACCACAGTGGCTCTGACTAACGTGTTCCAAGGGACCCGCTGGCAGACCGGAAAGATTGTGGTGAGTGACACCGTTGGTGAAGTCCGTGAGTACCTGCCGCCTGCTGGTGGATGGGAGTCGGACCCGTACCTGCGAATCACTGGCGATATGTCTGGACAATTGGTGTTCATCGGGTTCGCTATCGGCTTCCGCTATGTGTTCTCTAAGTTGCTCATCAAGAAACAAGATGAGACCGGAGGGTTCAGCACAGAGGATGTGGGCCGTTTGCAGCACCGCAGAGCGTGGGTTAACTATGAGGAGTCCGGGGCATTCTATGTCAACGTGACGAACCAGACGCGAGCCTACACGTACACCATGAGTGGCAAGCAGGTCGGTGAGACCGCACTAGGAGAGGTGGCTGTGGAGTCTGGACAGTTCCGCTTCCCTCTGGTCGGTAACGCCAATTACAATATCGTGTCCCTGACGAGTGACTACACTACTCCGCTTAACATCATTGGGTGTGGCTGGGAGGGTAACTACATTCGCCGCAGTACGGGCATTTAATTAGGAATCCTGTTGGTGGGTCAATTACGACTCACTAATGGGAGACCAACACTAAGAGAGGACTTAAAGCATGATACTCAGAACAGCTACAGAAAAACACTTAAGGTGGTTCACTCCGTCACGGCAAGACCTTGACGAAGCCCGAGCGTATGGCATTGAGCCAGCCTTTCCACCAGCCAATCAGTGCGTTATGGTAGAACATCATGGACACGCTATGGCAGTCGGTGGTAACGATGGGGACCAGTGTTGGTTCGTCACATCGATGCTGTTGAAACAGTGCTCATTAACGGAGCGTATGCAATTTAGAAAGCTCATCATGGAACATCGTGATAAACTCTTACAGACCTATCCGGTACTGTGGAACTTCGTATGGGTCGGCAACACTGACCACGTTAGGTTCCTCAAATCGATAGGCGCTGTGTTCCACGATGAGTTCTCTGATGAGAGTAAGCAATTTCAATTATTCACAATCAAGAGGAAATAACTATGTGCTGGATGGTGGCTATCCCTATCGCGATGGCTGTGGGTCAACAGATGATGAGTGGTGCTCAAAGCAACCAAGCAGTAGCCGCTCAGAATGACCAGAGTCGTCGCCAAGCAATCAACATGGTCAACACAATGGCCTACAATAACGCCGGACTCTCTCTGGAGAATCAGGACAAACTGGACCAAGCGTCACAGGACCTATCCCTTAAGTCGATGCAGAAAGTGCAGGCAATGGGTACGGTACGTGCAGCAATCGGTGAGGGCAACCTTGAGGGTAACTCAATGGACCGCATCTCTCGGATTACTGAGGGTGACCAGATTCGTGCTGCTAACGGTGTCCGTGAGAACTACACACGAGACTATGCGTCCATCTTCGCGCAACAGCTAGGCAACCAGACGAACACTCTGGGTCAGGTCGAGCAGATGCAGAAGTCGGAAGGTAAGGTCAAAGGTGCTCTGGAACAGATTGTGGACCCATTGGGTATCGGCGTGTCTAAGCTGTATGGTCTCACCGACATTGGTGGACAGAAGCTGTACGGTGACAAAGCCCGTAAGACCCTTAACAAAGACTCAGCGAAAGCGGGAGGTAACTAATGAGTAAGCTATTAGGCGCATTGAGCAACATCCCACAGCCGGGTATTGAGCGGTTACGTGGCGTCACTCAATCACAAGCAACAGTGGCACAGGCGGGTGTAGACCCGTCATACGCCTCTAAGAGTCAACTGCTGGGAACAGTAGGTAAGCTGGCACAGTATGGTGCCGATATGTACATGCAGGCTGACGCTAAGTCTCAGGCCAAGGCAGACGAGAGGTCCAATGAGATTCTCACTAAGCTGACCCCGGAGCAACTTAAGGAAGCCCGTCAGAACGGAACGTTACTCTATCAGGATGACAAGTACGCAATGAAGCTCCTCAAAGAGAAGACCGGACGCAACGCTGCGTTTCAGTTGGACGATGAGATTTCCCAGAAGGTGCAGCGCGGTGAGTTCAAGACTCGACAGGAGTTAGATGAGTTCCGTCACAAACGGTTGACCGATGGTCGCCAAGAGTACGCGAACCAGTTTGGCTTTAATGCAGAGGACGAAGACTTTCAGCGAGGTTTCTCCAGTAACATTACTGAGCGTAACATCCATATCTATGGTGCACATGACACGTTCCTCAGTGAACGGGCCAAGAAGGGGGCGTTACTCAACTCAACGGTAGAACTCAAAGGTGCATTGAGTGACCCAGATGTTCTCCGTTCCCCGCAGGGACCAGCGTTCTTCACCAACTATATCACCAAAGGTTTAACCGATGGGACAATTGCCAGCGATGGTGATGCCGAGGCGTTAATCTCTCGGAGCCTAAACGATATCGTTCAACAGCCCGGTGGCTCTACAATGCTTCAAGGTCTGGCTGATAAGAAGATTACGTTACACGGCAAAGAGGCGACCTTTAAGGAAGTCTTAGGTGACGAACAGTTCAACTCGATGGTGGTCAAGTCGCAGCATGCAGAGTTCATGAACAACTCTCAAGCGTTCGAGAAGTTCAATCTGGGTTTAGCATCTGCGGTGAATCAGTCGGATACGACCGCTGGGTGGAACATGCTGAATGAGCAGGAAGCCATGCTTAACGCTGTACAACCGGGTAACCTCATGACCCCGGAGCGTCAGCAACTGGTATCTGCCCGTGCACAAATGGCTGAACGCTTCAAGGTGGAAGCAGCGGCTACCGCTAAGGCTACCGACAAGGCACGTCAGGCGTACAATAAGAACGCCGTGTTAGATGCTGCGTTCGATAAGCGAATGGCAGGTGAGTATGTCTCGACTGATTACAAAGACATGCCGTCCAACGAGAACACTGGCGAGTTCAAGCCTAGTGATGCGACCAATTATGCCGCTAAGAAGCTCGCAGATATTGAGCAGATGGACCTGACCGATGAGCAGAAAGACCAGAAGAAACTCCAGTATCTCCGAGCCGATGCCGAGAACGGACCATTCCGTACTCAGTTTGGGACGATGATTACCGATGCTCAGGGTGAATGGAATGCTGCTGTTGTCAACGGTGAGATGCCAGAGAAGACTCCAGCGATGGACTCTCTGCGCCGCATCCGTAACGAAGACCCCGGCCTGTTCGCTTCACTGTATCCGCAGCAAGCTGGAATGTTCGCTAGGATGGACCTCATGGATAAGATGGGAATCAAACCCCAGATTCTGATTGACTCCGAGCGTAACAAGCAGCGCATGACTAAGGACCAACAGATTGAAGCTGACAAGGCGTGGACCGCTACGCTGAACTCCAGTGCTGCCGAAGAGATTGCCCGTATGCCTGCTGACCTTCGTGACTCCGCTCGTGCGGTGTTCGATGCGTTCTCATATGCAACTGGTAACAACGATGGCGCGATGGAGCAGGTAACGAAGTTCCTCAAGGAGTCAACCACGACGATGGACAGTGACGACCTCGATGGTCACACCTATGGTGTTCTCCCGCGTTCAGCCCTACAGGTCACCTCTGACCCGGCAAGCTGGAAGCAGGGCAAGGACATTCTTGATGCGACCGTTAAGGCACACATTGCTCAGAACCCGTGGATTACCAACCGTCAACTTTCTGTGACCGCTGTGGGTAAAACCATTCGCGTTATGGATACGACCGGGACCATTAACCTGACCTATGATACAGACCTGTTGAAGCGTATGTACAAAGACAATCAGGACAAGCTGAACCAAGCGGCTCAGGCCAAAGCGCAAGCTACGGCAGACGAAGCACTGGCAAACGCCAATAAGCGTGCACCTATCGCGGCTGTGAACCAAGTCTCTGCGGAGATTAAGTCAGGCAAGCGTAAGGGTCTCGCACAGCGTGCTCAGGAGTTCCGTGAGTCACGAGGTATCAAATAACAATCAACCAATCCAATAGGAGGCCCATGATGGCTCAATATGATAAAACAGTACCAAGCGCCTACGATGCGCTGTACCGCAAAGCTGCTGACACTCATGGTGTCTCTTATGACTTACTGCGTAAACTATCGTTCAATGAAAGTTCGTTCAACCCGAAAGCTCAGTCACCGACTGGCCCTCGTGGTATCATGCAGTTCACCCGAGCGACCGCCAAAGGTCTGGGACTCAATGCCACCGATGGTGATGACGATGACCGTCTGAACCCTGAACGTGCAATCGATGCGGGTGCTCGCCACCTGTCTGACCTTGTGCGTAAGTATGGCGGTGATGAACTCAAAGCTGCCCTAGCGTATAACCAAGGCGAGGGACGTACTGGTGGTGCACAGATTCAGGCATATGATAAGGGTGATTTCACCTCTATTAGTTCTGAGGGTGTGAACTATATGAAGAAGCTGCTGGACGTGGCACAGAGTCCTCGCAAGGGTGACATTGAGTCTTTCGTCCCAAAGGCTAACGGCGTTTCCGCTTCGGAGGCGTTCGCGGGTATCGGGCAGAAGCCGAGCGTTTCTACTGCGAGTGAGGACCTTCCGACACCTCAAGGTATCTCTATCAAAGGGAAGGAGCAGGAAGCGCCTAACGAACCTTTCGGTAAGTCGTATTGGGAAGCACACGGTGAGACACTGGAAGACGCGGAGAGTCGTTCGACTTTCTTCGGCTTTAAGAATGCTGCGGAAGCGGCTGTCTCCACCAGCACTATGGGTGTAGCTTTCCGTGCCTCTCGTGAGGATAAAGGTTTCGATATGGTATTGGATGCCATGAAGCCTAAAGCATGGAACTCTCACGAGTTTACACCAGAGGAAATCGAACAGATTCGCCGTGAGGTTAAAGACCCTCGGTACATCAACGCGGTACTCGGTGCAGACTCTGAGACTCTTCCGGGACTCATCAAGCTGGCTAACGAGAACTATGAGGCCGACCTTAAGGCATCTGATGCTGGTCTGGGTGCGAAGCTGTCCGCTGGAGTTATTGGCGCAGCGTTTGACCCTACGACCTACATTCCGATTGCTGGACAGGCCGCTAAGGGATTCAAGCTGGTGAACAAAGCAATGTCAATTGGTGCACAATCTGCCGCTGCTGGTGTTGTTGGGGAAGCCCTGCGTACCTCTGTGGCTGGTGGCGATGCTGACTATCAAGGGGCCGCTTTAGGTGGCTTCGTGTTCGGTGCGGGAATGTCCGCGCTGGCTGATGGTGTTGGCAAAGCGTTGGGCCGTGGTGCTCCTAAGAATGATTATGCGGCTACGATGATTCGTATGGAGGCCCGAGAGACTGCGCGTAACACCGATGGTGCTGACCTGTCTCGACTGCCACCAGAGAACTTCGATTTCCCAGAGGATGCTCTCCATGTTCCACATCCGACCGAAGAGGGTGCAGCTATCCTACGTGATGGCTCAATCCTGTCTGACGGTAACCCACTGAACCCAGAGAGTGCTGCACCTGTACGTGCTCTTGCTGGTTCTGAGAGACTGCTGCGTAGCTTCGCTGAGATTGGTCAGACAATCCTACGGTCACCTGATGACGCTGTGCGTTCCATTGGCTCTGACCTTGTGCGGCCTGCTACCATGATGGCTGATGGCTCTAACGGTAAGTTCGGTGCGACAGCAAGTGATATCCACGAGCGCCTGCACTTTGGGGACCAGAAGACCTATCGTGACTTCTATGATGCGATGAAGGTCGCTATGGATGACCCTCAGCACTCAGTCGGCATGTTCAAGACGAATGCTGCTGGTGTCCGTCAAGAGATTAGCGCAAAGGTTATCCGTGAGATTGAACGTCCCGGAACCGAGAAGTTGACTGATGCTGAACGTAAGGTTATGGATATCGTCAAGGATAACTTCGACAGGAAGCGTGAGATGATGGAGAATCCCGGTCAGTTCGGTGATAGCCGCGCAACCAACTTCTTCCCAGAGTCCCGCCATAAGGGTACATACGTGCCACACGTCTACGACCGAGCAGCCAAACTGATGCACACTGAACGCTTCGGAGGTCCAGAAGGACTCCAACAGGCAATCAGCAAATCATGGATGGCGAGCTATCTGGGACGACCAGAGGTCAAAGCGCGTGTTGATGAGTCTCTCACTGAGGAGCTAGGCCGTGCACCTACGATGGCAGACGTTGAGAATTACGCTAACAAGAAAGCCTATGGTATCTCACATGAAGATAACTTCACGAGTTCCTCGCTGATTGACGATGCGACCACTCAGAACAGTATCACTGGTATTGAGAACAATAGTTTCCTTGAAGCGCGTAACCTGTTCGACAGCGATGTGAAAATCGTTGGGCCGGACGGTGCTGACTTCTCAGTGAATGACCTGCGTAACTTCGACCTGCGTGACCTGATGCCTGCATACAACCGCCGTGTTAACGGTGACATTGCAATCATGGGTGGCAGCGGTAAGACGACTGCTGAACTCAAGGACGAAATCCTAGCGTTGGACAAGAAGGCCGAGAAGAACGGTAAGCTACAGCGTGACGTGAATGCCCTCAAGGATACCGTCAAGATTCTTACTGGTCGTGGTCGTCGTGACCCAGACAGTGCGATGGAGACCCTGACCCGCTCAATGACAGACATGGGCTTCGTGGCTAAGAACGCCTATATGGGCTTACAGAACCTCGGAGAGATTGCGTCGATGATTGGTAAGGGTAACGTCCGCGCGTTGACTAACGGTGTCCCTGTGCTGCGAGACCTGATGAATCACAATCGGGCACTCAAGGCTAACGAAGTACAGGAACTCCACAGCTTCATCTTTGGTCGCGAGATGGATGACCTCATTCGCCCTAGCCGTCAGGATATCGTACAGCGCCTGCGTGAGTCCTCGAACACATCGCCGGGTTCCGCTAAGATTGCTGGCAGCATTAAGTGGGCCACTGGTGAACTGGCAGCACGCTCACCGTTCACTAAGTTCCTCAATGCGACTACCAACGTTATCACTGATGCGGGTCGTCAGGGTGTGCTGGGTGATATCGCTCATGCGGCACTCAAGGGTGACGGTAAGACGAAGTGGGGTAAGGATAACTTCCTGAACTCTGCGGCTGTCTCCAAGGAACAGTATGAAGGTATGCTACAGTTATTCCGTGACCATGCGACCGTTAAGGAAGATGGCTCTTTCGTGATTAACAACAAGCGTGCTTTCGCTGCTGACCCTCGCTCAATGGACCTGTACCGTCTGGCTGATAAGGTTGCCGATGAGACCATCCTACGTCCACACAAGGTTTCCTCTCAGGACACCAAGGCAGTAAGTGCTGGAATCAAGATGGTGATGCAGTTTAAGAACTTCACACTGCGTTCACTCAACGGTCGCTTTATGCGTGACGTGTACAACCTCGTTGGGCCGGGTGACCGTCGAGTCGATGCTGCTATGAACATGATTCTGTCCACAGGTCTGGCTGGTGCACTGTACGTGATTCAGGCTCGACTTAAGACTATGGGTCTGCCAGAGGAGCAACAGAAGGACTACTTGCAGAACTCTCTGCGTCCGGGCGTTGTGGCTTACGCTGCGTTCTCCCGTTCAACCAGCCTCGGTGCTCCACTGAGTGTGTTCAACATGGTAGCGGCCCCGGCTGGGTTCGATATGGCTAAACAGGTGCGTACATCAATCCTACCGAAGCCTGATGCGGCACAGTACGATAACAACAAGATTTACAAAGGAGGTGTTACCCGTAGTGATGCGTTCCAGAAGTTCGCAACTGGTGCGCTTGAGCAGGTCCCGGCTGTAGGCTTTGCGGCTAACTTAGGTTACGCTGGATACAGTCTGTCACAAGCAGCTATGTCTAGCGGCTACCGCCAACAGGACCACACAACGGCTGCATTCACTGCGATGAAAGAGCTTGTACCGAATGACCCACTGACTCAACAGATGCTCTACCAGATTTTCCGTCAGGAAGGTGTGGACCTTAAGAGCACCCCGCGAGCTAATTAAGACTCACTAATGGGAGACCACTTCCGGTTTCCCTTTCTTATAACTAAAGGATTAACAATATGGCTGACCAATCAACTATCGTAGAGATTCCCTTAACGTCCTCTACACGAGCCGTCACTATCCCGTTTGACTATCTGACCCGCTCTGCGGTTGTTCTGACTATCAAGCGTGAGGATGATGTGACTTTCGAGAAGGTCCTGAAACTGACCGATGACTATCGATTCACTGGTCTCACTGAGGTCACACTTAATGGTGACTACTCGGGATTCGGTGACCGTCTGGAAGTTAAGCGACACACCCCGGCTACCCGTCTGGTAGACTTCCGGGACGGTTCGGTCCTGACTGCGAACTCTCTGAACATCTCACAGCTCCAAGCAATCCACATTGCAGAAGAAGGCCGCTTCGAGATTACCACTGAGATTCGTGAGGCCACTGCTGATGCACAGCGTTTCGCTCAGGCATCTGCCGCTAGTGCCGCTGAGAGTCTGACCTACCGTAACTCCACTCAGAAAATCTGGGATGGTATCCTTGACTCAATCCAAGCTGCTGGTGATAAGGGCACTCTGGGCTACTTAGCGACCCCGGCTGGTTTCTCTGCCATTGGTGGTTACATCTCGTTTGACGCATTGCGCCTCTCTAAGCCTCAGTATGAAGGACAGCGAGTTCGCCTTGAGTCGTACTACGAAGGTAAACATCTGGGTGGCGGTGAGTTCGTTGGACACCTTACGACTGCTACCGACGATGGTGGTATGGTCGCTGCTGGTCCCTCACACCACTGGAAACGTGTGTATAACATCTCTGATATCAACGTGACTCACTTCGGTGCACTGATGGATGGTGTTACGGATGACATGCAGGCAGTCGTTAAGATGCACGCGTGGTCTCGCACCTTTGACCCAACCTTCGGACCCGGTGTGGTTCTACCTGCTGGTAAGATTGGCCTGGGTACATACGATTGGGGTGACGCTGAGATTCCTGCGTTCAAACTGATTGGCCCTTCCGTGTCTTACGGTCGCCTACCGAGCGTTCAGATTATCCCTACGAACAAGACTACGCTGAACTACATGTTCCGCTTCAAGGCTCGTCGTATGGTTGTAGAGAATATCTACATCAACGGTCTGGGTTCCAAGTGTGGTTTCATGGAGAATACCGTTACTCGTGGTGACTATGCGCGTATTGCTCGTGTGCAGGCCCGTGACCTGAGTGGTCGATGCTTCCACCTGTTCGATACACTCGATACACTGCTGGACCAGTGCTACTCTTCTCGCGGTAAGGCTGCGTTCTTCCGTACAGATTGGTCGAATGAGTCTCCGGGTGCATGGGACCATCCTACTGCAATCGAAATCTCCAACAGTAACTTTGAGAGCCATACAGGTGAATACGCGGTCTCCGCTATCCGTGCGGGTCAGTCCGAGATGAACAACGTCTGGTTCGACCGTAACGAGCGTGGCTTCGATATCTCTCAGGGCGGCTGGGTACTCAAGAACGTTACACAGGAGAACTCCGTGTATCCTTCTGCTATCCAGTACACCAAGCTGAGTCAGATTCAGTGTCGCTTCGGTGACGGTCAGGGTGCTGGCCTGTCTGATACGGATTCCGGTTATGACCCTTCATGGGACCCGAGCGGTAAGCCACCTACATGGGTGACGAACGCAATGGACCAAGGTCGTACCACTATCCAACCAACAGGTACAACCATGAAGTCCGGTCTCGCTAAGGCGTTCGACTACCCTCTGGCTGAGATGCGATTCACCAACAGTTCGGGTAATGAGAAGTGGATTAAGGTCTGCGAGATTATCCAGAACGACACATTAGGTGCAACCTTCGAGCTGGAACTACAAGGCGCGAACGGTTACGACAATGCGGGAACCTCAACGACCCATCCGGGCGCTACAGGTTTCGGTGGTGGACGTGCGGTCATTCGCGGTCAGTTGAAGTACAACCAAGCGACCACTGATGGTATTCAGGTGACGTGGCACGGTGAGGGCGCTTGTCCTGTCAAAGAGGTACAGTATGTGCACGCATGGCAGTCATTCGCTATCTACGTCCGTGTTGGTGCGTTCAACCGTACTATGGGTGCGTTCATTCGTTCCGATGGTGTAGGTCGTCTGGCATCCGGTAAACCTTTCTACGTTAAGTATGGAAGCAATGACCCGGTAGATATCAACTCTATCGCCAACCGTAAGTCTGCCAAGAAAGCATGGTCCATCAACGGTGGCACCGCTGGAGATGGTCAGAACAACACAGGTCTCGGTATGGACCTTGAGTCCGGTACGCTGCTGCTTGCTTCACCAGAAGAGGGCAACGCTGCTGGTCGCTATCTCCACATCAAGAACAACTATCAGGACCGCTACATCCCTGTTCAGACCACAATGGAATCCACTCGTGTTAACCGTTACTCCAAGGCGACCCTTCCGGCTGCTGATGGTGAGAACGCTTACGGTGTAATCCTGTGTACTGATTCAGGTGCTGGCTCAGGTGCGGCTACTCAGTTTGAACTCCTGTTCTCTGATGGTCTCAAATGGTGCCGCGCTAAGGATGGTTCAGCGGTTCAGCGAGGATAATTAAATGTTAAGTTTCGACTTCAACAACGAGGTAATCAAGGCGGCTCCCATTGCGGGGGCTGCTGCCGCTGATGGTGTGACCCGGTACTTCTTCGGGTTATCACTTAATGAGTGGTTCTACGTTGCAGCTATCGCCTACACAGTGGCTCAAATTGGTGCCAAGGTAGTGGATACAATCATCAAATACAAACAGGGGACAAAGCCATGAGTGATAAATCTCTTATCAAATTCCTAGAGATGCTGGACACAGAGATGGCCCAACGTATGCTGAAAGACCTGCAAGACGATGAGCGCCGTACTCCACAGCTCTACAATGCTATCGGCAAACTACTGGAGCGCCACAAGTTCCAGATTGCCAAGCTCCAACCTGATGAGAACATCCTCGGAGGTCTCGCAGAGGGTCTGGAGAATTACAACTCACTAGTGGGAACCGATGGTCTCACCGATGAGGAAAAGTATGCACACTGATAGATAAACTCAAGGATACTACATATAGTGTCCTTTATGATTGTCTAACACTACGCAGAGACAACGCTACGTCAATTCTGGCGAAACAGGAGGGCTACCATGCTCAAACTTTTAAAAGCAGCTATCCCGTGGTGCTTAGCTTTCGTGATTCTGACCGTTGGTTACAACGTGGGTTACGATAAGGCTGACGCCAAGTGGAAGCAGGAGGTACACAATGAGTACATCAAGAAAGACGATGCCCGTGCAGCAACACAGGCCGTCCTATCCGACATTTCCGCTGATTACCAAGCCAAGCTCAAAGCCGCTGAAACTAATGCTGCTAGGACTCTTGATGATGTTCACAGCGATAACAAGCGGTTGCGCGTCAGGGTCAAAGCCCTTACCGGACAACTCGACAGTCGCGGTCGATGCCAGTTTGATGGTGAAGCCGAACTTGACGACAACACTGCTAAGCGAATTATCCAAGTGACCCAGAAGGGTGACGTGTGGATAGAATCTCTGCAACGTACCGTGCTCGCGTTACAGGGTAAACTCAAAGAAGCACAATCCAAAAGCAAGGAGTAGTATCATGGCTGTAACAACTAAAACCCTATGGAACGTAAACAGCGCCCTCATCGGCGGTCAGTGGCATATCGACTCGCTTCGTGGTCTGCTGGATGGTGTAATCTACGTTGACCGTTTCTCACTGGAACACCGTGAACCTAAGCAGCTAACCCTGCGTGGCTCTCGTGGTACTGAGGCGACCGCAACGAACCTTGATGGTGCTGCTGTAGGCGCTGTCACAGTGGCCCTGATGGATGACATTTCGACCTCGACGCTGGTGGCCTATAAGGTCTCCTCTGGCTCGACCGAAGTGGACATTGAGGGTATCTATCAGATTGATGCGCTGTACACCACTAAGGACTCTGAGGGCGGTGATATCGATGCCTACACGAAGGACGAAGTGGACAAGATGGTTAGTGACGTGAACACTGCGGTCAACCGTAAGGCAGACGCAACGAACGTGTACACTAAGACTCAGGCAGACGCCAAGCTGCAAGCTCTGGGTGAAACCAAGGTTGACCTGAACTCTGCCGCTAAGGTGAGTAAGGCTTCTGCCAGTTCATCCAACGTGGTCAACAAGGTGGCTACCGATGCGACTCTCGCTCAGGTGATTACTGCGTTCAACCTCGCGGTGGACACACTGAACACTGTCCGCTCTACTGCTGGCTCCGCTTACACTGCGGCTAACGGCCTGATTGACTCTCTGACAACCGCCAAGATTATGGCATCCTAATAGGAGTACCGCACTATGAAACAATCACAGGAGGCGCGTAATGCGCTGATTGTGGCACAGCTTAAGGGTGACTTCGTGGCCTTCCTGTTCGTCTTATGGAAGGCTCTTAACCTGCCGCCACCAACTCGATGCCAGATTGATATGGCTAAATGTCTCGCTAACGGGAACAATAAGAAATTCATTCTGCAAGCGTTCCGTGGTATTGGTAAATCCTTTATTACCTGTGCGTTCGTAGTGTGGACCTTATGGAAAGACCCACAGTTGAAGATACTCATCGTGTCCGCTTCGAAAGAACGTGCCGATGCGAACTCCATCTTCATCAAGAACATCATTGGTCTGCTGCCTTTCCTCGCTGAACTTAAGCCGGGACCGGACCAGCGTGACTCAGTGATTAGCTTCGACGTAGGACCAGCCAAGCCCGACCACTCACCTTCGGTTAAATCCGTGGGTATCACTGGACAGCTTACTGGTTCTCGTGCGGATATCATCATTGCAGATGACGTTGAGATTCCGTCTAACAGTGCCACACAGGGCGCTCGTGAGAAGCTATGGGGCCTTGTGCAAGAGTTCGCTGCTCTGCTTAAGCCTCTACCAACAAGCCGTGTAATCTATCTGGGGACCCCTCAGACCGAGATGACGCTGTATAAGGAACTGGAAGATAACCGTGGGTACACCACTATCATCTGGCCTGCGCAGTATCCTCGAAACACGCAAGAAGACTTGTACTACGGTGACCGCCTCGCGCCCATGTTACGGCAGGAGTACGCGGAGGAAACTGATGTACTTGCAGGACAGCCCACAGACCCGGTGCGATTCGATTCAGATGACCTACGGGAGCGTGAGCTTGAGTACGGTAAGGCTGGTTATACGTTGCAGTTCATGCTCAACCCTAACCTGTCCGATGCCGAGAAGTACCCACTGCGCCTTAAGGACCTCATCGTTGCTGCTATTGATACAGCGCGTGGTGCCTTGAGTTACCAGTGGCTGCCAAACCGCCAGAACCGCAATGAGAGCTTACCTAACGTGGGACTGAAAGGAGATGATATCCACAGTTACCATACAGCCTCAGAGCGCACTGGAGCGTACCAACAGAAGATTATGGTCATTGACCCTTCTGGTCGTGGTGCAGATGAAACTACGTTTGTCGTATTGTACACACTGAATGGTTATATCTACTTGATGGACACAGGAGGTTTCCTTGATGGATACTCCGAGCCGACCCTAGAGAAGCTCGCTAAGAAAGCGAAGTATTGGGACGTGCAGACTGTTGTCTTCGAGAGTAACTTCGGTGACGGTATGTTCGGTAAAGTCTTCCAGCCTATTCTCCTTAAGTGGCACAAAGCTGCCCTTGAAGAAATCCGTGCCAGAGGCATGAAGGAGCTACGCATCTGCGATACTCTTGAGCCAGTGCTATCTACGCACCGCTTGATTGTTCGTGATGAGGTCGTAAGAGAAGACTACCAGACTGCCCGAGACAAAGACGGCAAGCACTCAGTGGTTTACTCACTGTTCTACCAGATGACCCGTATGACCCGCGAGAAGGGCGCTGTACGTCACGACGACCGCTTAGATGCGTTAGCGTTGGGCGTTGAGTTCCTTCGTGCAGGGATGCAGCTAGATAGCGCACAGGGTGAATCTGAGATGGTCGCTGAGTTCTTAGAGGCCCATATGGAGCGTGAAGTGGTAGGTGGAGAGTCCCTGATGGTCATGGCTGTCGGTGGTATCGATATCTACTATGAAGACGACTCTGGGTCAGAGAACTTCATGGGATGGTAGTAATGAATGTATATGCACAAGGATTGCATAAGTAAGCATAGGGACACGGATAGTCCCTCGGAGGTAACCTACTGTTTTCATTGGGATTTCAATTACGACTCACTATTGGGAGAGAGACCCCTAAGAGCACTATAGAGACACTGAATGAATAACCTTATGTGCACTCTATTCACTTTGAGTGCCTATAAGTATATCCATTAAGAGGTGATTGTTATTATGACAATATCACCATAACTCACTGTAAACCATAGGAGGGACGTAGCATGGCTACCCTAAAGAAACTTCTTCGTAGTCGTGTTACATGGCGCTTTCTGTTATTGCTTGCTGGTGCCTTTGGTGCTACACAGCTTAATGGTGACCTCAGTCAACTGGAAACTCTGGTGTGCGCTGTACTCGGTTGCGTTGATTAATGCGGCACTCGGAGACTAACGCTCGATATTCATCATCGCTTATAGTCTCCATAATTGCAAGCCTCTTAGGTACACTCTAAGTTCATTGGTCAT